GAATAAGCGTATGTCCAAGGCAATACACGTCATTTCCACCAACCAGGTGATCGCTGAGGCGGATGCCTTCGATGACAACGTGATGACTGCAGAAGAAGCGCGGGATGAATTGCTGGCTCCTGATGCGTTTGTTTTGCTGGCAAAAGGCGGATTGGAGAAGCTGAAAACGCACCGTGAGAACGATGTGGCGCAAGGCAATTTGCAGTTGGCGCAAGCCGACCGCGAGATTATCCGCAATGCTTCTGGAGTGACCAGCGAGAACCTTGGCCGTGACACCAATGCGACATCTGGCATTGCCATCCAACGCAAGTCAGAGCAGGGCAGTCAACAAACTGCCGAGATTTTTGACAACATGCTGTTCTCGCGCCAGATGGAAGGTGAAATCAAGCTCAGCCTGATTGAACAGTATTACAACGAAGCCAAGACATTCAGCATTACCGGTGAGCGCAAGAAACGGGAATATGTCCGCATCAATCAGAAAGACCCGGTAACAGGACAATTGCTGAATGACATGACGGCACGCAAGGCGATGTTCGTCATAGGCGAGAATGCCTGGAAGCAGACGCTGCAGCAGGCAGCTTTTGAGTCATTGATGCAATTGCTGACACAGTTGGCGCCTACTGCCCCGCAAGTCGTGACAGCCTTGCTGGATACTGTCTTTGAACTCGCTGACCTGCCCAACAAGAAACTGGTCATCCAGCGCATACGCCAAATCACTGGCATGACAGACCCAGACGAGCCACCTACACCTGAGCAACAGCAGGCGCAGCAACAGCAACAGGCTCTGCAGCAGGCTCAAATCGAAGCGCAAATGGCGCAGGCCAAGGCCGATATCGTCAAGGCAAATGCCCAGGGTGAACAGATAGATGCTGATCGCCTGAAGAAGACAATCGAGGCAGTGTATGTGGCGATGCAAGCCAGTCAAACCATTGCGCAAGTGCCAGGAGTGACCCCGGTTGCGGACGAGCTATTGAAGTCTGTAGGATTTAGGGATCAAAACCCAGGCATGCCGCAAGCGCCTGAAATGGTACCTGTACCAGTTGATCAACCGCCTCAAGCAATGCCGCCAGCACCCTTGCAAGCTGATGGTGCTGCCACTGGAATTGAAACGATGACCCCGACAGACAATATTCAAGGAGCAGGATGATGGTAAAGAAAACAAGCGCGATTCTTCCAAAAACAATTCCAGTCGAGCCAGCAGATGAAACCACGGAAGAAGTGAAAAGCCAGGCGGAGTTTGAGCCTATTGATCGTCTGGACCGCGTCCGAGCTCTGAAAGAAGCACCTGCTGATGCCGTGACAGCGCAAATGCTGGGTGGTATCGAGTACTTCAAGGATGCCGATGGCCGGACTATGCGCGTTTGCGTCGCTGATGGCGAGCTGTGCAAGCAGGAAATCAACCAAACCAACTAAACAACTCGCAGGAGCGAAATTACTATGTCGCACGGATATACAGAAGACGAATTGAAATTCCTCACAGCAGAGGAAATTGCTGCACTCGACGACGACGCTGGCGATGACGTTGATGTCGCCAAAGGCAATGCTGATGGTGATGACGACAAAAACGACACCAATGATGATGCAGACAAGGGCGCAGCCACGGCTGAAAAGAAGCCTGAAGATGAACCCAAGCCAGATGCCAAGGTAGAAGATACCGCAAAGCCTGAAGCTGATGACAAGCAAGAGTCAATTCCTGCTGACCGCACAAAGCCGCTCTACAAGTCTGATGCTGAAATAGCAGATTCAAAAGCCAAGCGCGAAGAACTCACAGGCGAAAAAGCCACCGCCCTGGCAAAATTGATTGAAGGTGAAATCACTGCCGCTGAATATTCGGCCATTGATACCAGGGTACAAGGCGAAATTAGCAAGCTGGATCGCGCTGAAACGAAGGCGGAAACAAAAGCTGAAGTCGCTGCCGAAATGACGCAACAGCAGTTGCACCGTGAGTGGGATCGTGAAGTCATTGCCTTGACCAAACAAGCGAAAGTGGAAGGTATTGACTATTCTGACGAGAAACTTGGTAAGGAATTTGACACCTTGGTGCGAGTTTTTGGGCAGGAGGCGATAGCCAATGGCATGCCGGACGATAACCTGGTCGCGTCCAAGTGGGCTTTGGCTCAAGCGCATAGCACCATGAAAATGCGTCATGGTATTGCCGCTCAGGCACAGCCTGCAGCAGCGCCGGCAGAGCCGCAAAGCAAGAACGAGCCACGTCACAACGTCAAAACACTGGGCGCGCTGCCAGTGGCTGACTCGCAGAAGGTCGATAACGATCCGATCGCACGTTTTGCCACGCTGGAAGGCGAAGACCTGGAACGCGCAATCGCCAAGATGTCGCCTGACGAAATCGAACGCATGCTGGCAGGAACATAAGTATGACCCAGCAGCACGGCATGTCCGTGGACGTTAAAGTCGGCCAAGCCATTGATATCGACAACGGCAGAATACGCATCGTTGTCGAGCATAAAGAAGGAAAGCGAGCCCGGTTACGTATTGTTGCTGACAAGAGCATAATCGTGACTAGGCCGCAAGAGATTGCGACTAACAAAATCGCATAAGTAACCAGGGGTAGCCTGGGTTAAATGATTGACACGCAGGAGTGTGTCGTAATTTTCCATGAAAGGAAAACTATGTCACGCACTTCTATTCTGCCTTCCGATCCGGCGGCAGTGAAAGTATGGTCTGCAAAGATCGCAGTTGAAGCTCAGAAGAAATCCTTCTGGACAAAAATGACAGGTGGCGAAGATGCTGCCATGCCTGTTGTCATCAAGTCAGACCTCGAATCTGGTCCTGGTGATGAAGTCACTACCACTCTGATCGCCAAGTTGCGCGGCAAGCCTATCGAGGGCGACGAAAAAGGCGAAGGTCGTGAGCAAAGACTGTCTCACTATACGCATAAAATGCGTATCGATAAGAGCCGGCAGTTGGTCAACGTCGGCGATGTTATGTCACAAAAACGTGTTCGCCAGGATATCGCCAAGCAAGCGCGTGCCCGTCTGTCGGACTACATGGCTGAAGTTCAAGATGAACTGATTCATATGTATGCCTGCGGTGCGCGCGGCGTGGGTGACGAAATTCAGCATTATCCAAATAACTGGACAGGTTTCCCCAATCCTTTGACAGTGCCAGATGCAGCCCATCTGCAAGTCGGTGATGGTCTGACAAAAGCCACTTTGGTAGATGGTGGCGCAACTTCCAAAATGAGCACAGCGGTGATTGACCGTGCCCTTGTTCGTGCCTCGAAAATGTTTTCCCTCGAAGGCAAGAAAGGCGCTCGCATGGAGCCGGTCAGCGTGGAAACGCCAAACAGCGGTTCCGATAAGTGCTTTGTGCTCTTGACCTCTCCAGAATCAATGTATGACTTGCGTCGTGAAGTTGGTGACGCAGGCTGGTTGACGCTGGAAAAAGCAAAGGCGGCTGCAGTTGGTGCGAAGTCCCCCATCTTCCAGGGTGGTGATGCCTACTATAACGGCGCATTGGTGACGAAGCATGAAACCTGCGTGAAATTCAACGATTACGGTGCCGGTGGCAATGTCAACGCCGTTCGAAATTTGTTCCTGGGTGCCCATGCAGTGGCCGTTGCACATGGCATGAAGGGGCAAAAAGGTAATGTTCGCTATGAGCTGTCTGAATCATCTGTGGATCATGGCGAAGAAAGCGTGATCGTTGTTCGCATGATCGCTGGCTTTGACAAGACCCGCTACAACAACATGGATTTCGGTGTGCAGTCCATCGACACCGCTTACACAACCATCGACTAATCACATTTATCTGCACCTCGTTCGGGTACTCAATCCCGAACAGGTTTGGAAACTCACGTTCTGAGGAAAATCATGTCTCTGAAACAATCCATTCAAATCGCGAACAATTATCCGGCGATTAACGCCAGTGGTTATGAACCCATCGTTATCTTTGGGGACTACATCACCGTTGCCGGTCTGGCTGCCAATGACGTTATCGAAATGACGATTTTGCCATGCGGATACGTGGTAACTGGCCTGAAACTCACTTGCGACGACCTCGACACTGGCGCTGCCATCACATTGGACTGCGGTCTGGTAAGTGGTAAAGCCGGCCTGGTCGACAATGCGCGCACATGCGGCAATGAAGCATTTGCTGCCAGTACCATCGGCCAGACCGGTGGCATACAGGCGGAAAACAAAGTTTCGCTCCTGAATGCCGCGCCAAGTGCTGTTGAGCAAAGCTTAGGTCTGAAAATAGGTGTTGCTGCTGCTGGCCTGGTGGTCGGCGCGAAAATCCGTCTGACGGTCTTCGCACGTCCTGCATTGCACGGTGCATAACCATGGGTAGGAAAAGCGAACGCAAGAGTGTTCTGCCTGGGGCCTTAACTCTCACTGCAGAAAAAACAGTGGATTCAAAAGCCCCAGGCACTAATGCACTGAAATCTATTGCTGAACAGGCAGGTTTGACCAATGTTGTGCAAGCCCTGAAAGCCATTGCCGAAGCAAAAGCGACCACTGAAGCACAAGCAACTACTGAAATAGAAGAAAGCCCGGTAGTGCCGCGCCCGAGGTCTGTTGATGCCATGAGCCATGTGCAGCTTAAGGAATATGCCGCTGAAATTGGCATCCAACAGCGTGATATTGATGGCCTGACCGAAGACAGATTGCGGCAGAACTGTAAAGCACGCATTTTCACGTCAATGGAAGACGAATGATATTGGCATCCGCACTCATTCGACAGGCCCAGGGTATCGCTCAGGATCTGTCTACATACCGCTGGACCACTGCTGAGTGGTTGGACTATCTGAATGATGCACAAATTCAGATTGTTCAGCTACGGCCAGACATGAGTGTGGCAAATAGAAGTGTGGCTCTAACACCTGGCTGGAAGCAGGCAATACCTGCGGATGGCCTGAGATTACTCGCAGTCGAGGCTAATACATCAGGCAGAGCGATCAAATTGATCAGTACAGAAAAACTCAATGCATTCGCTCCCGCGTGGCGCGTAGAGAAACAAGCAGATGTCATCAAGCATTACATGGTTGACCAGCGCGACCCGACCCGATTCAGCGTCTACCCGCCGGCAAGCAGCAAAGCCAGTGTTGAATGCCTATTTTCTGTCATGCCGACCAGGTGCGATACAGAAAATTCACCGATATTTGCAGACATCGTAACAAATCAGATCCTGGACTGGATGTTGTTCCGTGCCTATTCCAAGGACGACGAATTTGCAGACGTGGCTGAGAAGCGCAGCTTTTATCAAAACAGTTTCCTGACAGCGCTGGGTGCCAAGACGCAAACTGATCTGGCATTTGATGCCACGAAGTCGCAGCCAGCCTTGATCAAGCCAGGGGTGAGATAGCCATGCAGACATGGGAAAGCCTTTACCGCGACGTTTCACCCTACGTATCAGGCTGCTCTGAACTGGAGCTGGATCATGCACTTTTACGAGCTGCACAGCATTTTTTCAGCCGTACTCGTGTGTGGACACTGTGGCTCGATGAAATCAACACGTCTGCCGGCCTTATGGAATATGACTTGAATCTTGAATCGAAGTCTGAGCTGGTGCGGATTGAGCGTGCAACGTTGAACGCACAACGTTTAACCATTCAAGCTGAAGGCCAATTACCTGACAACTGGCGTGAGTACCCTAACCAGGCGGGTGTTTGCC